TGGCTGGTAGTACCCGGTCACATTCATCGTTGTGGGGTCAACTGCGTCAACCGCCGCACTGATACCTGTGAAGGCTGCCACAATCTCTTGTTGAATCATGGTCTTGAACATCGAAGTGAGAGACACTTCAACTTCGTTGGTCCGAGACGCCAGGAACTTGGTGCCGACGAAGGAGTCCAAGGTCGAGCGTGTCGTGACTGACACGTAGTCCGAAATCTGGGTCACCGTTGGGAGACGGGTCAGCACGGACGCCATGTTTGTCGTCAGGCCTTGTCGGATACGGATAACGGGATCCAGATCCTCCAAGAGGGTGATACCCGCCACTGCCGTCTGGTTGGCCTCTACGGGGTCAAGCGAGCGCGTGATCCGTGTGAAGCCCTGGATACGACGGTGAGTGTAGGGAGTCGCCACGTCCACGGCAGGAGAGACCACAGCACCCGCCGCACCAGCCGCGAAGAAGGTGCCGTCCACCAAGGTCTCGAAGGTCTCACCCAACTCGTTGGAGAGAGTGATGACCCCCGCGTCAGGGTAGTAGGCCACGATACGTTGGCTGTTGAGCCCACGTGCAATGGTCTGAGCCGAAGTAGGTGTCGTACCAGACGCGAACCCAATAAAGCCCATACGCTCACCCTGGTTTCGGATGTTCGACTGGATCTCACAGTGGTTGGTCAGGTATGCGTAAACTCCTGTATCCGTAGACAGAGGCACAAGAAGGTCGGGCTTGATGTTGCCGGGAAGCGGGGTAGCCAAACCGTCAATCGCTTCATTGAAGCTCTGCGCCGATGCCTGGCTTGTGTTCGGTACCTTCGTGACCTGCTTGATACCTACAAGGACCGCCCCGTTAAGGATGGCAAGGTAGGCACCAAGGGTAACTCGGTTCTCCCCACTCAGGGTACCGTAGTTCGCCTCAATCGTCTTGAACTGACGGAAGATGCGTGTCGTGTAGTCCTGCTTCATGTAGCGGTACGAAATGAAGTAGATGTCTCCATTCTTCGGCTCGACGCCACTTGGGTTGAAGGTCTGCACGTTGGCCGTGTCATTGACACCCACGTTGACCGTGTTGGTCACGAGAGTCTCAAGGCCCGGAAGCGCATAGTGAGGGATGCTGGGCAGTACCGAGAAGGTCGGAGAGACCAGCAGGGTGAAGAAGCCCGACGCTGCGTAAGACCCATCCGTCGCCGGAAGGACCGTGAAGCGAAGACCCGTGACCGCATCCGTGTAGGTCTGACCAGGGTACCCGGTACCAGCCGAACCAGCAGCGTTCGTGCTTGTGACCGTGAACTTGTCAGTAGCCGACTCACCACTATCCCCGTCCGTCCCAGGCGTGATCTGTGTGCCAGAGAGGACGTTGAATGCGGAGTTGGACCCCGTTGCGAAGGCAACACTAGACGAGGTGCCAGACACTACCGATGCAATGGTCAGGTAAGTCTGACCATCAACCGTTGTGGGGTATGCGACTGCACCCGTGGCGTTTGCAGTAGGCCACGCAGTGACCGCAAAGTTCGTCGAATCCATGAGACGATCGACAACCTCTTGGACCGTAACCTTCGTCTGACCCACGAAGTCCCCCTCGTTGAATCCGAGGGTGCCGTTCGCCGAACCAGCCAAGATCGTCACCGAGGACTGGTCCCCGTTGATGTTCGAGGTAATGCGTACCTTGTTGAGGTTGTTCAAAGTACCCACGCTAGCGGTACCTTGAGACGAGATCACAGCGTTGATATCAGTTACGACGTTGGCCGCTGTGGTCGAGGCAGAGTTGATTGTGACTGAGAAGTCCGCGCCGTTGATGCGGAGCGTGAGCCCATCATCCACACCCGCTGTGAACACAAAAGGACCAGCCGCCTCAGACAAGATCGTCGCAGGCTTGTTCACTGCCGTAGGCGTACCATCGGCACGCTGGAAGGTCGTGAGACCAAGGGTCGACTCAGCCGTACCCTGACGGATACTGACGTAGGACTTGTGGTCGAAGCCGCCTGGAAGAGCAGCCGGGGTGGAGTAGCTCCGGATGGCAAAGTGAGTCACGCCCGTCGGGCCTGGGATCACTGTGCACATGTCGTTAGGAGCCGTGCCCAAGAATGTCGCGTTGGCATCAAGGGCAGCGTTGATCGTGATAACGATTGCCGCAGGTGTTTGAGCACCGTTAGCAAGAGTCACATCAACATCGACACCATCAACTGTGAGGGCCAGAGTGTCGTTCGTGCCCGTTGTGATGGTGATGTTACCACCACTCAAAGCAACGGCCTGACCGACAAGGTAGCCCTTCGTTGCAACGGCAAGGTTTGTCACCACCGCTGCGTTACCGTTGAGCGCTGTCCTCCAGTTCGAGGAAGCGCCGCTGTAGAACGAGTAGGGGGATGCGCCCTTGTTTGTGAACACAGCGGCTGTAGCAGCATCCGAGGAGAACGTGACCGTTACAGTCTCGCTTACCGCAGTACCACCCACGTGCATCGCATCGGGAACCTGCTCCACACCACGAGGCCAGTTGACGGTATCAGAGAGACCGCCACCCTTGGACCCGAACTTGACATGGTAGAGGTTCGTGTTGAACAAGGTCGAGAAGATCTCGTACTGACCCGAGCCAACAGGACCAGGGGTCTTGTTGGTCAGGATGTACGTGTCGTCTGCCAAGCGGTTGTACCAGAAGGTTGCGTAGGCATTGGCATTGGGTGCAACAGAGTCACGGAGTGTGACTTTGCGGGTAGCCCCATCCACTGCCGTAACCTTCACTGCGGGTCGGCTCAGAGCGTCCCGGAGGTTACGTCCAACATAGACCGTGACAAGGTCAGGGCGGTTGGTCGTAACTCCCTGACGACTGTTCGCCACCGAAGAGTACGTAGCCGAAGACAGAGGCGTGTCGCGACCATTACCCGTGGTAGGTACTGCCGGGAGCACAAACTCATGATCGCTAGTGCTAGCAGGAACGACTGACGAGTTCACGAACCTGGTGCAGATCGCATTGTACATCTTGTCATCGACAAGAGACGGCGTGATCTGTGAGTCGTCAAAGAGTTCCGCACCGGGAGTGCGGAGACTTGAAGACACAGAGTAACTAGCGCCCCAGTGGACGATAGAAACATCACTAGAGGGGTTCGTGACAACGAAGTCCTGACCTTGGATGTAGTCACTACGGCCAGGAGAGATACCTGCACGCATCACGTTCGTGACGAGCGTGTTAGGCAGATAGTCGAACGTATCCTGCCAAGTGTTCGAGAAGTACGTGAGTTCAACCGTAGCCCCAACAGCAGGGGCGAAGGGCAGAGTCACCGCACCATTCGTACCATCAACAGCGGTAGGAATGACTTGTGATCCGTTGACCTTGACGACAACCTTCGAGGGGTCTGTCGTTGTGATTCCACCCGAAGTACCGTCTACGATAGGACGTTGGAACGAGGTGAAAACCTGGTTACGGGCCGTCTTCTGACCTGAAGTCAACCCAAGAACCCCGTTGACATTACCCGTGGTGATCTCGATCGACGTCTGAGCCGAGAACTTGACCTGAGACTTACCGTCATTCGTCACGAAGACGCTTGTGGTAAGACCCGTGATCACTGCTGCATCGATCTGGCTCTTGATAGCCGCAGCCGATGTCGAACCAGGCAGAAGAAGAACAGTCCTCTCGACACCTCCATCTACTCGGATCTTGAGGGTATCACTGACACCCAAAGTGATCTCGAATGGCTGGAAGCCAGGAGTTACGATCTCAGCCGCCGTTGAAGTGACCTGGTACGAGACATCGTCCGTAAAGGCTGTGTCGTACCTATGAAAGTAGTAGGTCACTCGAACGACATCAGTCGAAGAAGGTGGTACCTGGAGAGTGACGTCACCTGCCACGCCAGAGACAGCACCGACAGCCACGGGAACACCATTTACGGTGACCGTGACTCTACGTGTGTCATTGGTAGCACGACCTACACCTTGACCATCTACGATGGGCGTATTACGGACCCTGAACTTCGTCAGAGTACCGTCATTCACCCCAAGAACCGGGTTGCTAGGGTTTGTGTTGTCGACAATCCAACGAAGAGTCACATCCTCGTTGACAATTTGCTGGTCCTGATCAGAAGAAGAACCACGGACCATCTCGTAGTCGAGCTGCTCCAGTTCCTCTTGACCCACGCCAATGATGACGGGAATCCTCAGGCCCGCAAGAACGGATGCGACATTTGCATCCGTCAGAGTGCGGGTATAGACGCCAGGTGGGACATAGGTTGCGAAGGGTCCGAGGGCCATCCGATTCTCCTCAGTTCAAATGCACTGTTTGGATCTGGGTATTCATCTCAGATGGACCTAAAAGGACAACCTAGCCCTTAAAGTCTCATAGGTAGAAGTGGCATCTGGGTTTGAGTCTGGCCGTCCGGAGGACCGGATGGGAGTCGCTAGGCAAGGGACTAGCCTCGTGCCTTTGTTCTAGTCTCTCTCAACGAAGCATTATTGGGCCTTGGGCCTCACTTTGAGATCCGTAGCAAGCTTGACTAGATTTTTCCTAGCTCCTCTCTGACTCGGAGTCATCGAGGTGTAGTCCGTGTACCCTTCGCCATCCACCCGAGCGAGTTGCTGAACCCCAGCTACCTTCCTAACTTTGTCTTTGACAGAAGCTCGGTCATGGTACGTCTGCCATCGATTGTCAGCGCTCCGACCTACCGCCTTGTCCGCAGAGGGGTAATCCAAGTCATGGACGCCCGTATTAGGCGAGACAGTGTTGACGTTCGCTGCGAACGCGAACCCAAACCCAACTCCTGATAAGAGTCGAGGGGCCTCTTCATGGCAAGCAGGGCACCCGTGAGTAGGGTGCTCCTCCATCTTGAGTACCCGATCAAACCGAAGTCCACATTGACATTCAAATGTATATTTTGGCATCACGCAATCCGTTCATAGGAATTGTTCCGCCCCACCATGATAGGCAAGGTGAGGAAGAACAGACCTTGAGTAAGGGGCTGGATAGATGACGTTGAAGGGCCAGTCCTGTCAGCCCCGACCTGGGCCTCCAAGGCAGCCGTAGTAGGAGACACCCGACTGATTGTGAACGGAAGGGGGACGTGAATCTCCCAGTCCGCCTGGATCTGAACGGACATAGAAGCCATGTAGTAATGGAGGTCTGCCGCCTCATCATAGGTGTCTTCGCTCTCACCGCCCATAGACACGTCGATGATCTCAAGTCCCTCAAAGGACAAAGCTGCTCGCTTCTCACCCCAAAGGGACATGACTGCGTAGTCTGCGATCTCCTCCATCTGGATAGGGTCAGTAGCGATGACATCCAACTCGAAAGAAGCCTCGAACCTCCCACCGAAAGCGTTGGCAGTATCAACACGGTCATCGTAGACGACCACTGCAATCTTGTCCCCAACTCGACCCCGCTTCCCAAAAGCAAGGATCACTCCGGGCAAGGTCTTTGAGTCTGCCGAGTTCCAATACCACTCAAAAGGGCCGAGCGTGGGAACCGAGTACCTGTAATCGGCAGTGATGATCGTGTTGCGTACCAGATTGTACTTGAACGTGACGAGTCCCGTTCGATAGTCAACTACGTAGTCTCGACCCTCAGAGAGAAGGTAACGACGGTTCTCCCAAAGCCTCAGAGTCCCTAGCACCGGAGGTTGCTGAAGCATGGCCTCGGACTCAACCCCAGTCTCAACCAACAATAGGGGGTCGTCTGTGATCGTAACCAGGGGGCTGATGGAGAACGTGCCAGACTCTCCCGGATCTGTGGGAGCAGATAGGCACTCTAGGATGTAGACGCCAGCCTGAATCGGCATCACATCGTCATTAGCTTTGAGGGTTGCCGAGTCCTCCTTCGCCCACTCTAAGAGGTAGGAGGGCTGCTCGACATAGGCCACCATGACCTTGCTAGTCACGGTACCCATGTAGTTCTCGGAGCTGAGCTGCACCTTGTTGGCGCTCGACCCTTTGACCACAATACCGAACTGAGGCCGCTCATCAAAGGCGAATTTGTTCTGGATCCAAGGCACTACCTTTTCGTAAACAGGGTGCTTACGAAAACTGTCCTGTAGCTCCAGAATCAAACGCCTCTTCAAGGAGGAGATGAGGTAGTAGTAAATGGCAAACCCCCTTTGAGGAGGTGTCGTTACCCGACCCTCACTCGTGTTCCTGCATAGCCAGGACTAAAAGACCTTCTGCGACGGATGTCATAGGGTCCTTAGCACGGCGAATCTCCGAAATAGGGATCGGAAATCCCTTCTTCACTGCGTCGAATTCTTCCTCAAAGACCTTCATGAACCCATCGGCTTGAGTCGTACCTCCGGATATGACGAAAGGTATCGACTCGGGAAGCTCGATGGTGTCCCGCTCCATCTTGAAGCGTTGTGCGATCTTCTCCAAGCTGTACCGAATCAGGGATCGAATGTAGAGGGCAATAGCCTCGACCTCTCGACTGTCCTTCGAGGGGTTGGACAAGTCAAAACCCCCTCTCTCCTTAATAGAGCAGATGCGGGAGGCCGTGGACCCAAGTGCCTTGGCAGCATGCGTGTCGATCCAGTCACCGCCACGCGACAACGAGAAACTCATGCCCATCATCGTCTGATACGCTAGAGCGACGTTACACATCCCAGACCCGTAGCTTATAGAGATACCGGAAAAGTTGGTATC